AATTTTCAGTACATTGGTCCATTACTTGACAAAATGATTCAAATGTTGGAAACATACCGGCGTAATTTTCATAAATTCTTTTACGATTAGTGATATATGGTTCACGAAGAATAAATACATAATCAATATTTGTTCTTAAATTAGGAGGTATACCTAATGGATATTGCATAGTAATAATTAACATAATTTTCCAATGTCTGCCATTCATAAAAAGTAATCTCATTAACTTATCTTTCGACCATGAGGAATCGTATAAGCAATCATCTAAAATCATGAATGTTCTTGGGTCAATTGTTGAACGTTTATATGTAGTCATCTCTTTTTGCATTTGTTTTAATACTTGTTTTTGTCTTTTCATAACATTTTCAACGATTGCTGTATTATATTCATTATGAATAAATAATTTGGGGACATGTGCTGAATAAAACCCATTACCTTCTTCTGTTCCTGAAATAACTGTTCCTATGGGTATATCTTGTTGATAGAATAATAAATCTCTGACTAAGAAACTCTTACCTGTATCACGACGTCCTATAAGGACAATTACTGGACCCTTATTTTCATTTGGTTTAAAACTTATTTGTTTCATATCAAATTTTTTTAGTTCTAAAGACATATTACATTTATTGAAAATAAAAAATATAAAATTACGCGAAAATTAGTTTAAATAAATAAATAATATTCAATATAGACTATTAATGAATATAAATGAAAATATATTTGAACAGTTGAAGGAACAATTTAATTTAGAAAGTGTTCAAAATTACAATCCATTATATTCAAAGATAAATGGATTAAGCAATTCTCTTGATATATTGAAAGAAAATGATGTAACTTCTAATGAGCAAAAGCTAGTACGGGTAAATAAAAAATTAAGTGAAAATGAATATGATGTTACTATATTGGATAAAAATAGTGGTAAAGAAAAAAATGAAAATATATTTATAAAATTTTCACCATTGCTTAATCCTTTAGGATATTTGACAGGTAAATATAATCATGAAGATCCTAAATTATTTACATTACCAAATATAGGAAAGTCCCAATTAAGTCATGAAAAAATGAATGATTTAAATAATAATGCATACTTGGATAGTTTTTATTGCTATTTAACAAGTAAATTAAAGAAAAAAGGGTTTGTTCATGGTTTGAATTTTTATGGTGAATTATTAGCAGTGAAAAACAACTATATTATAAACATAGCAGATGATTTATCCTATGTAGACAAGTCTTCTTTCTTTTCCAAATATTATAATAAATTATTTTCAGTTCAGTCAATGGATGGTATGGATTTTGCTTGTAATTTAAATCAAACTTCAAATAAATTCAAGGAAAAATTATCAATTGGTGGTTCTTTAAAGAATATGAAATCAGAAGTATTAGATAATTCAATATTTGAAAATATTTTTTGTGAAGAAATAAATAGTGGAGAAAATAATGAACTAGAAGAAATAAATAGTTTAAAAAAAACCTCATTAAAAAGTATTGGATTAAGAAGTTTGTGTTCTGATAGTTCTGGTTCTACAAATTCTTCTAGAAGTTCAATAACAACGGAAGAAAATTCAGATAGTGAATGTGAAAGTGATGATAGTCAGTGTAATAGTGATGATGATTTGGAAGATAACAGCGATGAGGAAGGAAGTGACTATAATAGTGAGGATGATACTTCAAGTGAAGATGAAGATGAAGAACAAGCAATATTGGCAACAATTAATAAATTTCCAGTTCAAGTAATTATAATGGAGAAATGTCATGGAACATTGGATGATTATATAGAAGAACTTATGGAAATGGATGATACAACTACAAAATTTGTTGATTTATGGAAATCAATATTGATGCAAATAATTATGATGTTAATTACTTATCAAAACGTGTATAATTTTACTCATAACGATTTACATACAAATAATATAATGTATGTGGAAACGAATGAAAAATACTTATATTATTGTTATAATGATAAGTATTATAAAGTTCCAACATATGGCAAAATTTTTAAGATAATTGATTTTGGAAGAGCAATATATGATTATAATGGTGATAATTATTGCAGTGATTGTTTTAATAAAGGAGAAGATGCCGCAACGCAGTATAACTTTGGTGTTTATCATAATCCAAAAAAACCAATAATAACTCCTAATAAAAGTTTTGATTTATGTAGATTAGCTTGTAGTATATTTGATTTTTTTGTAGATTCTATGGATGAAGTGAGTGATATACGAAAGACAAATAAGATAGCAAACTTAATTTTCGGATGGTGTGAAGATGATAAGAAGAGAAATATATTATATAAATCAGATGGAGAAGAAAGATACCCTGATTTTAAACTATATAAGATGATTGCTAGAACTGTGCATAATCATATACCCGAGGAACAATTGGATAACAGTTTGTTTTCAAATTACAAATTGGATAAAATCCCAATGGGAAAACCAATTATGAACTTGAATGATTATTGAGGAGTTAGCAATACAGAAATAATAAAATAAAATAACAAAATAACAAAATAACAAAATAACAAAATAACAAAATAACAAAATTGTATATAACAAAATTATATACAATTAAAAAAGAACTTGTGAATAGTAGTAAAATAATAGTAAAATACTAAATTAAATTTAAAAGTTTGGTTTATCAACAAATACATTGGTTGATGGTTTGGTGTCAGCAACACCTTCAATTGTTTGAAGTTGGTCGTATAACATAAATCCAAAATAAGATGAAACAAATACAAGGAATGTATCTCTGATTAAATCCTTTAACGGTTTATTTTTTTTATCAACAAATTTGGTTTCCATGTATTTAAATAATCCAAAGCAAATAGTAATCAAAACAACAATATATAAACTATTCTCCATAAAGTATAGTTAAATTAGTTACTAACACTTTTTACGCAATTATCCTAAAATTTCTATATCGTTCAATATAACATCGGGTTCAATACTCAGTTTTTTGGAAACATCATGAACATCAATATTATTTAATGAGAGGTTGTTATCAGAATGAATTTGTATTTTGGGTAATGGTTCGTCGTAATCGTCATCAGAATAATCTTCATCATCGTCATCGTCTTGACGATTCATACTATTCATTTGTTGCATTTCTTCTAAAGTGTCAATATCCTTAGGTGCGCTAACGGATTGTTCAACATTATTAATATCTACATGTTTATCAACATCATTAAATTGAATATTCGTTTTTTCTGTAGTTTCAACTGTTTGAGCAGGTTCACTTCCTCCCTTCAAATTATCTGAATGTTCTTGAACCATTTCTTCTTCATCCGTTTTAACATCTTTTTCGATACGTTCTTCCTTAACTTCTTGAATAACTTCTTCTTCGGTAGTTTCATCCATATAATTGCGCAGAATATTTTCAATAGGAAGACTATCACGGATTGCCGAAAGAATGGATTCTTGAATAATAACTTCAAATTCCCTCTTATATTTTTGTTTTTGAAGAGGAGTTACATTGATTTCAAACAAATAAACATTTGTATAAACCTTTCTCGCTGTAATAATATAGCAATTATGGATAAATTCTTCTAATTTAGGTATATTAATATCCACCTTTTTTTGTTTAGTTCCAACACGAATACATGTAAGAACTTTAAGTTGAATAACATGAACACACGATATAAGGTCTTCTAAATAATTACAACCAGACCTAGTTACAATTCTTTCACATTCACTTTTTACTAAAGTATTATTCCACTTTGGTATTCTAGATATAAGATTTTGAAATGTCATCAAATATTTGTCTAATTCATCATTGGATTCACATAGTTTGTATGCTTCTTCAAAAATAGAGTTGAACCCTTCCGTGATAAGGGGTGTCAGTAAGTTGACTAGTCTTGCGCACCATTCATTTTTAGATTCTTGTAGTGAAGCAATAGTAAAATCGTCCATTTAAATAATTGATATATTTTCTAAAGTGGTCTTCAAACGAAAATAATATAAATATAAAATATTCATAATTAATAATTTTTCGTTTCTAAATTCACTTTTGATTTTATAAAAATAAAAAACAATATTATTTATTAACTCTGGGTTTCCTTTATGATATTTAGTTTTAAATAAGTGAATAATGTCTATACTAGAAAACCCTTTTTCGTAAATTTTATTTGTAATAGAAATGATATTTGTGTTAGAAATATTATTTGTGTCAGAAGTATTATTCTGGTTAATATATTTATGTAAAATATCATATTTGACATCTATATTATTATTATTTGCAATATGATATTCGTATAAATTGTAACATTTATCATTAATATAAGGTTCATTTATGTAAAATTCACAAAATCTGGACAAAATAGGTTTTAATAGTTTAAATTTATTTTCTACAATAATAAAAAATCGTGTGCTATGGCAAAAAAGTTCTATACATCGTCGTAATGCTGATTGGGCGTCAATCGTTAGATTATCTGCGTTATATAATATAATACTTTTAAAGTGAATTTTATCAATATTATAAATATTTGTTTTTGCAAAAAACTTCAACTCTTCTCTAATAAACTTAATACCTTTACCGTGAGCGCAATTGACATATAAAACCAGATTTTTTATAAGTTTTTTATCATTATTGTATATGGTGTTAATAAAATTATGTAAAATTGTTTTTTTTCCACTACCTGAAGGTCCGTGAAAAATAATATTAGGAATTTTATTTATTTCATAGAAATAATTTAATTTATTGATAATATTTTCATGAATTTCGTGAATAATGTGCATAAACTATAATAGATTATAAATTTTATGTTTAAATTTAAAAAATATAAACATAAAAATTGAATAATAA